TTTGCGTCATTAGCTCAGTCGGATAGAGCAACGACCTTCTAAGTCGTTGGTCGGGAGTTCAAGCCTCTCATGGCGCACCATTTTTATACATTAAAACTATCATAAGAGCAGAGATTTTCATAGTATCTCTCTCCTAAAGTGCATATATCATATTGAACACCTCCTTAAATGTTTCGATTATCTGTTCTTATGATAGTTTTAGTATATAACAATGTACTATAAAACACAACTGAATATACAACTAAATATAAACTATAGGTGACACCTAAACAGTCAAAAGGAGAAAATATGATTACATTTCAAAAGCTCTATGATATGTCAGCATTGGCTGTCAATACTATTTCACTAGAAAAAGGGATAAAACACACCACTGAATTAATTGATGCATATGGTACACTAGCTAACTATTATATGTCTAAACAGGATTTAGATATAAAAGAATATCAATATCATAACATGGCAGTGTTACTGGAAGCACATCAAGATTTTTTCACAGAGCTATCTGAGCAAGTATTGAAATTATATGAAGAAGAATTGATAAACGGTAATACAAGCTCAGCAGATAAAATATTAAAATTAGACTTAAAAATATCACGCATAATTGAAACATTAGAATATCATAAAAATTACTATAAACAAGAGAAAAAAGGAGAAGATTAATATGGCTAAATCAAAAGCTAAAAAAACTACATCATTTTCATTAACAGGTGAATTATCAATTGGAGCAATTCCAGCAGGCCTATTAACTATTACAGAAACTTTAGACGACCAAATTCTTACTTATGACATTGTAGAATTAATGCAAGATAATGGCTTTGATGGCGAAACTATTACTCTAACATTTAAAGGTGACCAAGGTGTAGAACCTTCAGAGGAAGAATAATATTCAATCTTTAAAAAATAATTGCGGAGTGGCGATTATATAGATGTGATGATGCATCTTACGTAGACATGATGACATGTCTTTCTTTTATTTTTAGCATTAAAAAGTACTACTCTCACAGGAGGAACATAGACATGGTTGGAAATCATGTCTTCCTCACTTTTTAATATTATAAAACAAAAGACGCAGAGATAAAAGGAGAAAATTATGACAGGACAAAAGGAGCAGGCATTAGCATTAGTACAAGATGCATTATTAAAGTCTAAGCGTGAAAGTGATTTAGATTGGACAGAAATTAAAGAGAAACATCCTATCATGGAGCATAGTAGCGACATTTTACGTAGATATGGAACAGCTTGGAAGATGTTAGAAGACTGGGGAATTATAGATTTCTCACAAATTAAGCTATCAGACTATGATAAACCAAGCTACAAAGAAACGACAGAAATTGTCAAAGACGGCTCTCATAAATCAGACAAGTTAATTGAAATGAATGAAGCACAAGGTAAAGACGAAAACTTCTTATTAGAGGCGCATGGATTTGACCCAGATGTATGGGAAATAACTGGAGCTCGCAATAGTGTTTATAATGTAAATGCTAAAGGTGGCATAACTAAAACTTTATACTCTAGTAAAATTACTGTTAAGAAAAAAGTCGATGGATTTAATGTAGACGCATTCTTAAAAAAGATTGAAAATATTAAACCTCGTACAGTAAAACGTCCAACAGAAAAAGGTAAAAATATGCTATCTGTTGCGTTTGTAGACCAACACTTTGGTATTAATACATGTGATGATTATAAAAACAAAATTGCAGAAACTATTCAATTGTTTGAAAGTAAAAAATGGGACACTATCTATTTCCCTATTGGCAATGATTTACTACACAACAATAACCACAAAGGTCATACAGCCAATGGCACACCAATTGAATTAGTAGATTTAGAAAATGCAAAAGAAGAAGCATTTAAGTTCTATGTAACACTTTTAGATTCAGCATTACAGAATTCTGCCAATGTCGTAGCAGATTACATTCCCGGAAATCACGATGCAGACTTATCTTGGATGTTTGTCTCTATGTTAGCAAAAATGTATCCTCAAGTCAAGTGGAATACTTCCATGGATGCTAAGAAATTATTCAGATGGGAAAATATTTTACTAGTAAACTTACATGGTGACAAAGGCTTAAATCGTGTAGCAGATGCTTTAATTACAGAATATAGAGATTATATGGTAGGAGCAAATACTGTAGAAATTCATTCAGGTCACTTACATGCAGAAAAAGTTGTCAATAAATATGGTATTGTAGTTAGAACTCTACCAACTGATGCTAAAACAGACCAATGGCACAAAGACAATACATTTGAAGGCGCTACAAAAATTAGTCAAATCTTTGAATATAATGATAATATACTAAAAAATATTCACTTGGTATAAGACAAAAGGAGAGCGATAAAATGCAAGTTTTAATGGACACAATGAATGTTAAAATTTTCAACGAAAACGGCAGTTTTATTACAGAAATGAACTATACTCAACAAGCATTTCTTTCTATTTATAATGAGGGAAAATCATTTTTCTCTGTAAAAAATAGTGGATTAGATTTAAAACTGTTTGGAAGCTTAAATAGTCAGGAAGTAACAGAGTCAGACTTTCAAAAAGCAACAAATAAAAAAACAAAAATTAGCTTAAATCCGATTCGTATTGACAGCAAAAGATATAAAATTGTGGCAGAAGGAGTTTTATACTGTCCGGAATCAATGATGCAATCCCATGAAATTTCTATAGTGGTTCATAATGCTAAGCTAGTTAACAACACACAAATTAATGCAAAGAACTCAGAAGTCTTCACACCAACACACACGTTTGAAATTCTTTATGGTAAAAATGAAGAGTTTGTAGATTTAGAATTAAAAGAAATTAAATGACAAAAGGAGATGCAGTCTATGAAAGGTGCTCAACTGATTAAGAATTCTTTAAGAGGAAAAGATTTAAAAGCATACGAAAAACTAGAGAAAGACTGCAATACAACAGATTCAGAGTCAGTTACAATTTCTATTGATGACTTAGAGCAGGCACTTGGTGCGTCTCAAGAATCATTTAGCTCTATTGGAGAGCTACTAGAAAAAGAAATGGTCAATGAGCGTACATTATATATTACTGAAGAGATTACACTAGAAACAATCAATCACATAATCATGCTGATTCATAAGTATAATCGAGATGACTTTGGTGTTTCGGTAGAGGAACGACTCCCTATTATGTTGTATATTGATACTCAAGGCGGAGAGTTATATCGTGGATTCAGTTTGATTGGAGCAATTGAAAATTCTATTACCCCAGTCGTTGGTGTCGTAGAGGGTGGTATCTGCATGAGTATGGGAATTCCCCTGCTACTCAGCTGTCACTATCGTATGGTATCAAGACATGCGACACTCCTGTATCATGAGTTGCGTGCTCCAATGGATGTGCAAACTTTACGAGAAATCCAAAATACTACTAGACACTATGAGATTCTTCAAGACAAAATGGATGGCTATATTGTAGAAAATTCTAGCATACCCTTAGAAGTATTGCAAGAAAAACGCAAAATGAATTTAGACTGGTATATGACTATTGAAGAAGTAGAAAAATATGGATTTGCAAATGAAATTTTATAGAAATAAAGTCGAAAACTTAAACAGACTATAATAGCGAATAAGTCGTGAGAAGGCGGAACCACGTTAATCTACCGCCCTTACATAGCTTGGGAACGCAACAGAAACAACTCTATTTGTTTTACAGAAATAGCAGGTTGTTGAGATAGAGTTTGTCATCCTGTGCACAGGTATTTGAATAAGACAATCGGGGTTGCAATCAATACAGTTGGGAGTGGTTTCCCAAAATACATATTTGGGAAGGTAGTAACGCAGAGGCGTGATGGTCATAGCAAGACATGCGTGTTGAAACTATGGAAGGGCTACTTGCTTACAGACTGGTTATCTGTGAGATGCATTTTTTTACAACTGCAATCGTTTCGTGAGATTAAGTAGGTAACTAGAGTTTCTGTGTGGGAACGGAAATTCTATGGTGCTTATTTAGCATACAAAACTAAAAAGGGGTCTATAAACATGGTTAAACTAAATAACGAAGTTACATTAGACATCAAATTAAACACAGAAGATTTAATTAAGGACTTGAAAAAGGTACAAAGAGAAGCTAAGAAAGCTACACAAGCAATAAAAGAGTATGACGCTTCTTCAAAAAAAGAGAATGAAATTAATACTCTATTAGATTTAGCAGGGAAATACGGTTTTTTACTAACAGCTACAGATGATATGAGTAGAGGTATTGGTAAAACTCATGCATTAATTAAGAAAGCGATTAAAGAAAACCTTGTGATACTAGTGGGGAATCCAGCAGGTTTAGATTATTTACGCAGAGAATATAAATATGAAAATATTACCTCTCCTAGAAAATTAGACGGTATTAAAGGTAAGAGATTTAATGGTTTCTTAGTAGATGATTTAGTCACAAATGAAGAAATTGCTAAGTTTGCTGACTTTACGGAATTGGAGTTTAAAGGCGGATTTAGTATTAGTCAATATTATTTACAAAAACAACAATATGATTATTAATAATTATCACATAGCCCTTGAGTAGTATCAAGGGTTTTATGATGCTTATTAAAGCATAAGATAAAAGGAAGTGATTTAAATGGCAGTACCAAAAAAGCCAACAAAAACATGTATACAATGTGATTTGACTACTGTTTCTATTGACAAAAACTTCTATGCAACAAAAAATAATTATTACTTTCCAGACGGAAAACTGCCAGTTTGCAAAGCTTGTCTTTGGAAAAAGTGGGAGGCAGAAGGTTTTGATTCATTCTTAGAAACAATGCAAATGATTGACAAGCCAATTTTTGAAGATAAACTTGAAATGGCAAAAGGCGATTTCAAAAAGTATTTAACACAAATAGCATCTTTATCTTGGGGTAAAGATAAAACATTTATAGATTCTACTATTTTTTCTGAACCTAGATATATGCAGAAGAAAAAAGAAGAAGAGGAAGAAGCTAAGTTAGAACTAAAAGAACTGACAGAAAAGAAATTCTTAGAAGCTCAAGAAATATGGGGCTCTGGTAAAACAGAAGAGCAATATATCTGGTTAACTTCAGAGTTTTATAAATATGGCTTTGACCCAGAAGTCCATAGTCCATCTATGGAAACTATTATTCGTGAGGTTTGCTTGACTCAACTTGACATGCGCTTAAGGCGAGAAAAAGGTCTAGATGTTGATAAACAAGTTAAAACACTGAACGACCTGATGACAGCCGCTGGTATAAAACCAACTCAAGAAGGCGGAACTGGAAATTCAGAAGCAGATGCATTCTCAGCTTTTATTAAAAAGTTAGAAAATGAACGCCCTGTAAAAGACCCTCATCCAGACTGGGCTGACGTAGACGGTATTCGCAAAATGATTGTAACTTTCTTCTTACATCCATGGGCTCGTATGTGGAATAAGCAGAAAGAAAGTCCATACTACGAAGAAGCACAAGAAATGCTAGAACAATTCACAGTCAAACCTCGTGAAACAGATTTGGGTGACGAGAATGACAATTAAAAAACAGAAATCGATTGTTGATACAGAGTTGTATAAAGATATTGCTAAAAAACGAAAAAAAGTAAGAAGTAAGAGTGAAAAGCTTGAAGAGGGAGTAGATGAATGGACATCCTTCTATAGAGCAAATCCACATAGATTTGTTCGAGACTTCTTAGGAATAGAGTTAAAAATATTCCAGCAAATATTGTTATATTTAATGATGCATTTCAATTTCTTGACATATATCGCTGCTCGTGGTCAAGGTAAAACCTTTTTGACGGCAGTATACTGTATAACAAGAATGATACTATATCCGAGAACTAAAATCAAGGCAGCAGCCGGATTGAAATCTCAAGGTAAGGAAATAGTGACCAAGATAAAGGAGATAGCCAATGAATCTCCATTATTAAGAAATGAAATTGTTGATGGCTTACGAGGAATTAAAGACGGTTCAAACATCATCCGTGTAGATTTTAAAAGTGGTAGCTGGATTGAAGTTGTTGCCGCTTCTGAAGGTGCTCGTGGTGGCCGCGCAAACTTACTAATAGTCGATGAATACCGTATGGTTCCACTAGATATTATTGATACTGTACTACGTAAGATGCAAGCTGACCCTCGTCAGTGTGGCTTTATGAATAAGCCAGAATACAAAGGCAATAAAAAGTATCTTGAACGAAATAAACAAATATTCCTATCTTCAGCTTGGTATAAAGCTCATGAATCTTGGGATAGAGTTCTTTCCTATAATGATAACATGGTAGACGGTCAGTCATATTTTGGTTGCGCAATACCATATCAAGTTTCTGTTATGGAAGGGTTAAAATCAGAAGAAGAAATTCAAGATGAAATGTCAGAACGTACATTTAATGAAGTAAAATTCTCTATGGAAATGGAAGCTATGTTCTGGGGAACTAATATGAACAGTTACTTCAAATATGAAGAAATACAAAAAAATCGCACTTTAACTCAAGTGTATTATCCAAAAGAAACTCGTGAACTACTAGGAGAAAAGACTCTTGGTATTCCGGCAAAAGCTAAAGGAGAAATACGAGTGATATCAGGAGATATTGCCTTACTTGGTGGTGCTAGTAATGACGCATCTGTATTCACTGTTGCCAGATGCATACCTACAAAGCATGGTTATGAAAGACAACTTATGTATATAGAATCTTTTGATGGTGGTCACACAAATGCAATGGCCAACAGGATTAGACAGCTGTTCGATGATTTTGAATGTGACTACGTAGTGTTAGATACAAATGGTCTAGGTATTGGTGTATTTGACCAATTAACAGAAGAAAAAACAGACCCTGAACGTGGTGTTAAATATGATCCATGGACTTGTATGAATGATGAAAAGATGGCTTCTCGTTGTATCTATCATAATGCTAAGCCAGTTATTTATTCAATGAAAGTTGGCGGTAGTGGAAATTTAAACTCTACAATTGCAGAGATATTTAAAAACACTCTACGACAAGGCATGTTCAAGCTACCTATTCATGAAGATGAAACAAAAGATATCTTAGAAAAATATGATGGATTCAAAAATTTAGAAAGAGAATATCAGCTGGAATTAAAATTACCATATATTCAAACTACAATTATGGCTACTGAGATTCTTAACTTAGAAGATGAAAATGACGGTGTTGGAGAGACAGTTAAAATTAAAGAGTCTCGCTCAGCACGAAAAGATAAATACTCTTCTATCTCATATCTAAATTATTTTGTATCAGAATATCTAGAAATGGAACTACGAGGTAGAAACCTAACAGTTCCAGACCCTACGGCTATGTTTATGATGAAACAAGCAAAACCAAGAGCTAGTAGAGGTGGAGTTTACTTCTAGTTTTAGAAAGGAAGTGATAATTTGAATCATGAAGATGAAAACCTAGACAATGGCATGACAGAAGACTACAAGAATATGTTATCTCGCTTCACTAATATGCCAACTAATAACTATGGGAGATACTATAAACCACTCAAAACTAGTAAGCAAGGTGGGTACAACGTTGGGGGTTCAAGCAATAATTTCAGAGAAGAAGAAATTCGAAGATGGTTGCAAAATCCGCAAAGTAATGAGAAACAGCTAAGAGACTTATCCACTTATCTTTACAACGCTAACTCTTTATATAAGTGGTTTATTAATGTACTATCTGGTATGCCTACATGGAACTGGGTATTGTCTATGGATACTTACGGAGTTAAAAAGAAGCAAAAACAATTGGAACAGATGTATCGCTTAGGCGCTCAGTGGGCAAATCTCAGATATTCTCAAGCAGAACTCAATAAAATTTTTAAAACGATAATAAAAGAAGATTGGTACTATGGTTATGAAGTAGAGACAGATGACTCATATTTTATTATGAAATTAGACCCTCAATACTGCCGTGTATCTAGTATTTTCGAAGATGGAATTCGTGCCTTTCAATTTGACTTTTCTTTCTTTGATAATAAAGAAAGTATAGATCAAACAAAAGTATCTCCAGTCATACAATCTTATCCAGAAGAGTTTAGAAAAG